AGGCTTTGTTGTGACAAAGGTAGAAGTTATAGACATATCGGCAAGTGCCTATCGTCTTGTGGATCCTGACTTTCTGTTCCTCTGACGGATTTATTTCCGTCTTGAAGCTCTTTAGCAATTTCCACATCCCTTTCTATTTGTTTTTTATACTTACGAAGTCCGTACAACCTGCAAGAGAACACATGGAGTATTGAAACAATATCCTGCACGAGTTCTTCTTGTGGTGATAGTTCTTCATTGTTCACTACCACGATGGTCGTATTGAACTTCGTACAGAATTTTTCAAACCAGTCGTAACCAAATCTGATAAATCTATCTTTGTGAGTTACGATTATAGTTTTGATTTTTTGTTCCATCACTTCATCTAATAATTCGTTCCACTTTTTACGATTGTAATTAAGACTGCTTCCATAATCTTCAATACACTGGTCTACAATAATACCTTTGGCATTACAAAACTGTCGTAAAAATGTAACCTGGTTTTGTAAATCATCTTTTTGATTTCTTGTAGATACCCTGGCATAAATAACTACTTGACGTTTGTCATCTTCAGTATTTATTCCTTTGAATTGTAGATATTGGTCATAAGTGTAATAACGTCTATCAGTTGGAGTCCGGTTTGCCTTTAGAGTTCCTTCTCTATCCCAACGCTGTAATGTTTTTACAGATACACCTAACAGTTCAGCAAAATCTTTTGGCTTGTAATTTGTGATATTTGATGTGTTCATAATAATTTACTCCTTTGAGTATATTTAAACACATTTAATCACATTAGTCAATAAATCCGATTACTTAGGATACTCTCCTTATTAATCTTCTGATTCCTGGTTTCAAAGTTTATAATTTCCGTGTCTGTTTCTAATTCTTCCGGGATTCTTCCAACAATGATAACTCGCAGTGGTTTCAATCTCCGTTCCATTTCCTTGAAACCAACGCAAAATTCCAACCGTGCTGCCTTGCTCTTTACTCTTCCATTTGTGCAACAGGCAACTGTGCTTCCCTCTGGTAGCCCATCAAAGCACCAGTCCCAACAGTATTCTGGTAATATGTTTACGTTTGGAATTACTGGAATATCATTCAAGACCATGTAGTGAGCCAGTGCATGATTGCGGTATTTATTCCGCAAGCACATTACCAGTGGCATTCCATTCTTGCCTACCGATATGCTAAAATCCGGCATAATGACTGCATGAAAACATTTTAAATGCTTCATATACTTGTCTGGCTGATTCCATAATCTTTGAAACTGTACATCATCCACGTAGAAGTTTACATCCAGTTCCCGGTGGTTCTTAATCTTTCTGCTGAAGCTCTCCGAAAAGTCTACAGTATCTTTCCCTGGATGAATAAAAGTCTTTGGAATTTTCGGGATTCCGTACTTGCCTTCAAGGTCTGCATCAGTTATTAGAAACTCCTTCATTACATCATAGGCTGTGTGTATCTGCATATTTCGCCCTCCATTTTCTTGAACATAACACAATTTCAGAAAAAAGGCAAAAAAAATAATCGCATCTCTGCGATTTTATTATTTTGCACATGTACTTTTCCCTTTCATATGTACTTTTTGTAAAAGGTAATCAAAGGTAATCAGAACACTCGTTCATACCAAGTCCGCAAACCCTTGATTTTACTGCATAAATCGGGGCAACAGGATTTGAACCTGCGACCTCACGGCTCGCGTTTTAATCCGTAAACCCTTGATTTTAAAGGCTTTCCAGACTTGAGGTAATCAAAGGTAACCAAAAAGGTAATCAGAACCTATGTTCTTATTCATCCAATCCTTTGCACTTTTGACACAATTTTATTTTTTTCTTCCAAAGAGCTAACATCAAATGTATAATATTTTTCATTAACTTCTTCGGTATGCCCGAGTAGCGATGCAGCAACAGTGGCAGATACTCCATTGCACCTTAGTTTAGAATTTATTGTTCTTCTAAATGCATGAATTCCTCTTTCTTCTATTCCTTCCTGCCTGCATTTGTTTTTTAAGCATGACGATATTACAGGAGCATGAACCCTTCCATTTTCGTTTGAAAACAACCATTCACTAATATACCCATTGCTGATTTCTGCTGATTTTAATTTCATTAAAAGTTTTCGAATTTCGCCAGTCATAGGAAACCATCTGTTCATTTGATTTTTTGTTTTTCCTATATAGTATTCTTTTGTATTTCTATTGTATTTTTCTGATTTATTAATAGATATATAATTTTCATTTATATCTTCCCATTTTAAAGCCGAAATTTCTCCAACTCTCATCCCTGTGAGACTTGCAAAATATACTGCGTATGAGGGAATGTATTCTGGCTGTTCATCAAAATCCTTTTTGCAGCGATTAATAATTAGTTTAAGTTCATGGTCTGATATTGTATTATGACTTGAAGGCTTTTCTATCTCCGTGCAGTATTTATAAAATATTTTAGGTGAAAGAAATTCCATAGGATCATAATTCAATAAATGTTGTGACCTTGCACTATCTATTGTGTTTTTGATATATCCAAACAAAGTTTTACACGCTTTTTTGCAAAGTTTTTGATCTTTTACAGTTCTGACAATGAATACCTTTATATCTTCTTCTGTCATTTTCTCAATTTCTTTTTCCGTAAATTCTTTTTTTTCAAAATAACGTGTTCTATCTGTAGAATACTTATACAAAGTGTTATCCGTCACAAATTCTTTTTGAATTTCTATCCAATGCTCGTAAACATCCATAAATGTTTTAGGTTTTTCTGTTTTTTCTTTCTCGAAAGCAATAATATAATCTTCAATTCCCTTTCGGCTACTTCTTTTCACTAGCTTTCTAGAATTTTTTTCTGTATAAATATAAGTATACCAATTATTGTTTTTTCCCTGCCATATTTTATATTTTTTTAATATTTCTTCATTTTTCTTCATTTGTATTTCTTCAAGTACATGTGCAGGATTTATAATACCATTCTCAATAGCATATTTCAATATTTCATCCATAAAATTTAGGAGGAACCGGGAATTCCTTTTGCCGGCCGGCGGTTCCTGTTCCTCCTTTCTATTGATAGCCTGTTTTTTTGATTTTAAGCGCTTATTTTGTTTTAACCATAACAATATTCACGAATATCATAAAAATTAATTTTAGCCGTTTTGGTCAAAACAATTATCATATTTCACAACAAATCAAATATATTGACCTGTCCATCAATCTGAGATTCTTCCAGATTGTAAAATTTGCAAGCTATATAATCTGGGTTCCAATCAGTTTCCAGTTCGTATTGCAGGCACTGCGGATGCTTGCTTCCACGGAAGAATCTGCAATCTGAACAGGTATGCTGATAAGCTGTACCACCAGACCGCTTATACATTTCGCTTATCTTCCTCATAGAATCACTCGCTTTACTCTTGAATTTCCTCTCGCTTTCTTTTTGAAGATACCATTTTTAACACAATCCCTCGGATCACATCCTCTGCTATGCTCTTCGATCAAGATATAATCACAGGTTGCATTTGTACTCCATGCATTTTCGCTCTTGCTGTAATAGTCGCATTTTGAGCATTGTCTCCGCTTTAAGCCTATAATTTCAGTGCTTTTTAATTCTCTCCATGGTTTTCTATCTGGCAATTTTCCGCACCTCCCAATCTGGCAGTATCTATAATTTTTAAAAGGTCTGGACTTAGTTTTCTTCGTTCTTGTTCTCTTTGTACTTCTGCCCGGTAAGTCCTTTGGAAATTAGACTGAACTACACTCCACCATGTGCCATCTATATTCCCTGATTTCGCCCATTCTTCTAACTGCCCCGGACTTGATACTGCTTTCTGAACTATTTCTGGAAGTTTAGAAAATTCTTCCGCATGGTATATAGAGTTCCAAATTGCCCTTGATACCAGATTCCAAGCTTCTGTTTCGTTCAGTTCGTCAGACTGTGGCGCAAGGCTCTGCGCGCATTGCCGTAATGCAGCTATTGTAGGTTCTTTCCATTCAGTTTGCATATATTTCTTCAACCCAAAACTTAAAAGCTTGTAATCTAGGTCTTTCAAAAGTCCGTACCAAGTATCAAAAGCATATTGATCTGGCAGAAATGATGGAGAAGTGTACACAGCTTTCATTGCCTTTACCAGTACCGCCCATTCTTCTCTTGTCATACCCAATTATCCACCTCGCTTACCCTGTTTTGGATTTTCTCCATGTAGCTGCATGGTCTATTCGTAGACTTGTCTGCGTATTGCCCTTCAAATACTTTTGCGAAATTTCCAGGCTTTAAGAACCAGTCAAACGTAACCATCCAGCCATTTTTATTTTGCCCTTGTAAGAAGCTGCTATGGCGAATGTTTTCAATGGCTTCTAAGATATCGTCCATATGGTTCTGACGGATTCTAGCTTTTACTGCCTGTTCTCGTTTTGGTGTCATTCTTTTTACAGGAGTGATACCAAATTCTTCCAGAGTATTCCATTCATCAATGATTCGTTGGACGTCAGTCTGACGAATAGTATCTTTAGATACTATTAAATCATTTATATCTTTTTCTTTATCTTTATCTAATTCTGTATCTAAATCCAATTCTAAATCTTTATCTAAACCTATATCTTTATCTGAGTGCGTCTTTTGTTCGTCTATTTTGCGTCTTTTCTGCGTCTGCCTGTTTGAACGCTCTATTAGTTTGGTATCATCAATAGAATTTCCATTTGTCAGTGAGTAACTTCCGTTATCTTTCAATAGCAGTTTCTTTTTTTCGTCAGTGTATGAAGTTTCTATATATCTGTCTCTAGACAGGGTGTTGTGCATTCTCCAATGCTTAATAACAATCACGCCATCATCAAACAAGATAACAAATCTCTTGGCAATCAGAAGCTTCAAATCATCATCATTAGCACCTATTATTTTTTCAATCCTCTTTGGGTTTCCAATAAATCCATCATCGTCCGCTCTCATGTTTAGATGAAAATAAAGACATTGTGTTGATAACGGCATATCAAGGAAAGCATCTGTATCAACAATTTTCATTGTGAACATTCTTTTATTTGCCAATTTTGAAATTCCTTTCTCCAATCTCTGGATTTTTAAAAAGTGTTTATTTTAATTCAACTTCAATTCCATTGATTTTCAGTTCTCCATTTACCGGAACCACAAGAGATGGAACGCCGTTTATTTCTTTCAATTCAATCAGAGCAATTTTATCCGGCTGGATGCAGATTGTTGCATCTGGTGTTACAATTTTTGCAGTTTTTGAATTGTGGATATTGTCAAGTGCAGCAGGCTCATTACTGAAATACGTTTCCCAGTTTTCCTTGAAATCTGATAACTTCTCGCCTGGAACTCCGCAATATTCAAAAATCTGTTCCATTTCGTCACATGATACAGTTATCATCTCCGGGCTGTCTTTCTTCTGTTCTCTTACTTCCTGCAAAGATTCAATTAGGCTTTCAGTGAAATTGAATGTTGTATTTCCTTCGAAATTGTCCATGATAAAATCTGAAAAGACATTGATCTCATTGCCGGGTATACGTGGAATTGGTGTGCCAAGAACGTTTTCGATGAAGTCTGGATGAATATTCTTTATGTTTTTGTTGAAATACAAAGTTCCATGAATATCAGTACTTCTGTCATTGAATACAGGGAATAAGAATCCTGTTTCTGGTCTTGAGACTACCCAATCACGAATTCTGCCTTTGATGTTATTTTCAGCCACATCATAGCTAAGCCCAGCCTTTGAAAGATTTACTGGACAAATGCTGCACAGAATGTGTTCATAAATTTCTTCTGATGCATCGTGCATTTCGGTTCCATCAGAAGCTTTTCCTGGAATATCATATACTGCATGAATGAGAACTATGTAGTAATTTTCTGGATAATCGTAATTTTCAATCACTTTGTCGTAAAACTCATCCAAAAGATCATCATCTTTAAGCTTACTTGCTCTGATCCGCATAAGAAATTCCTGTGTTCCACCCTCTTTTTCCTGTGCTAATGGGAATTCAAGATTCATAAGGCTTTTTCCAAGTCTGCCAGACATGGTTTTCTTGAAAATGTCAAAATACTTAAACATTTCTTCCTCTGGAAGGGAAAGGAAAGCTTCTTTAATTTTGGTTTTCTTATTTTTTTCTGCATCCACATAACAACCACAAATGCGTGTGATTGCACAATTGGCTGGTGTAAACTGCTTCTTGATCTCTGCGATTTCTTTCTTATTCATGATTAATCCTCCGCTCCAAATATTTTTCTTAAATTGTTCTGGTAATTCTTCACTGTTTGTTCGATAGTGTTATAAGTTGGTCTTAATCTGCATCTTTCTTTGTAACCATCGCATCTTGTTCCAAAAAGAATGGAATTTCGACATATTCCATCTTGACTAGCGCAACATTTATTCATTCTTCTTCATCCTTTCTGCTTCTCTCGCCTGTTTCTTTTCAATCCACTTATTAATTTTCTCATCAGAAATCATGTACATTTGCTTTAACATTTCGATGCAGATCAATACATCTGCAATTTCTTCTATCATGTTATCACGGTTGATTTTTCCACGTTTTGCCTTGCTGATTGCCTGGATAAGTTCGGCGCATTCTTCCATACAGACTGTACTTTGATTATTTTTGCCGTAATGCAAAATACTTTCTGCGATAACACCTTTATTAATCTTTATCCCTGTGATTAATCCGGCAAGAGCCTTTGCTCCAGAATCACACGCCCATGCTTCCTTGAGATATTTTTTCTGCCATTCATCTTTGTTTTCAGAACTTTCAAGGAAACATAAATGCTGGTCTCTCATATCGGATAATATGTCTTTTGCTTCTTCTGGTTTCATATTAATTTCCTCTTCATCATCAATCTCAACAATTTTTAAGTCTGCGAAATCACAACCCATTGCGAATCCGTCAATCATTTTCTTCTTAACTCCAAATACCTCTATCATGTAAGAATTATTTTCCATGATTTTTATTACATCTGACTTTTTAACATATTCAGCCATTCTTCATCTCCTCCAACTTCTTCTCTATCGGATTAATAATCTCTTCCAATGCCTGTTGCTCATAATTTTCTTTCCAGATTTTTTCTCTTTTCCAAAATTGGATTTTCATAATCTCATTTATTAAATTAATACACGCTATTGCTTCTAACATTCCCCAACATCCATCACAGGCTCTTTCATTGCACCAGTTTATAAATTCTTTAAATTTCATTTTTGAGTTCCTCCAACTTATTTTCAGCTTCTTCACGGGTGAGGAATACCACAACATTCAATTCTCCAAGCCATTCATCCTCGTTCGCCCATAAAAACCATCTGCCGTCTTTTCCGTATTCAATTCCGCTTACCACGTTTTTTCGAATACCCATGCCATATATATCCCATACAGTTGTGCCAATAGGACACGGTAATCTCACAAGCAAGCCCTGTTCTTCCAACTGCTCATATTCTGCCAGCTTTTTACAAGCATCAAGCATAAGGCTGCATTTATCATCAAGACATTCTCCCATTCCACAACATGGCTCTTCAAAACATTTAGGATAATACGCATTGCCTATTTCGGATATTTTTGTTAATCTCTCCATCTACTTCACCTCTTTTACTTTTTGATATATAATTGCCATATTGAAATCACTTCTAATGAACCTTAATGTCAGTTTATGATTTACAGCATTTCCAAGTTGATCGTAAATCCAGTACATATCCTCTTGGCCAAAGTTTGTACCCAGATATCTGTTAAGGCTTGATATCAGTTGTTCTCTCCATTCATTATTTCTTTTGTGCGAACTGTACGGCTCTCCTTTTGCCATTGGCCTTGAACACCATTCAAGTAGCTTGCAGATAATATCTTCTTTATCGGTACAATTCTTTGCTGTGAAATATACGTTTCCTTTTTCGGAAAGAATTATTTCCACAAATCTGTTTATGTAGCTCCCGGGGAAGCATTCCATAAGACCGAAAATTTCATCAGTCATCTACTTCACCTCTTCCATCTGACTTTCTACAGTATCTGCAAGTAACTTCAAGGACTTAATAAACGAGTCCGTCAATGCTGTTTTGTATGGGTTTTTAGTGAATGTTCTGACAAGGCTTACTGCATCCTTGATTTTTTCTTCATCTTCGATGATTTCGGACGCTTCATACAATGTCTTTTCAACATCTCTGTAAGTAACGATCTTGTTGTCGTAAAAATTCAATATATTTGGAAACGGAATTACGATAGGGTTTAAATGGTTTTCTCTCGCCCATGTGAATCCCTGAAACTTTGCCATTTTTATAACACTCAAATATTCTCCCTGTGTCTTTACGAACACGCTCTTCCCTGTTAAATCAAAATTTCCTCCTGTAATCTCATCAATACACTGGTTCCATCCTTCTGCAAAGCCAGCATCAGACGCAAGCCGGATTCTTTCAATTGCTTTTTGTTCTAAATCCATAATATTTACACTCCAAATCTTCTAACCAATTCTTTATTCAAATCTGGGATTCTTACATCTGTTTCAGATTCCAATTCCTCAATCATGCTCATAAAGCTTCTTTCGCCACGGTTCGCTTGTCCCACAAACTCATTTGCACAATTGATTACGTCTAAAAGCCTTTTGGTTGAAAATCCATGCAGTTTTCTTAATGCCAACATCATAGTTACGGAATTGATCGTATTCGCCCAGTCATCACCAGTATTGAATCCATCGTTATAGGCTTGATCTTGCATGATTTCCAACTCTTTACGTGAGTTCTGCATGGCTCTGGCGAATGCCTGCGACATCTGATTGTCACATTCCAACACCCTATTTTTCTTTGGTGCTTTCATCTTTAATTTGCTTCCCATGTTTCTTCCTTTCGTATCTGTATTCTGTCAAACGGTACGCTCTCGATATTCCCGGATGTTCTGTGGCAATCAGAGAATCCATCTCCAATTGCCGCATATGTCTCTGGACGGTACACTTTGTGAGGTCTGTTCCATCCATGATTTCTTCGTAAGAAGGCATGTATCCGTGTTTCTCAAAATACTTGACAAGAAATCTGTAAATATCATTTCTAGCAGATTGCCCCTCATTATATTTCCTCTGACGGTAATTCATAGGCAAAACGGATTTTCTTCCGCAGTATTACTTTTTTCTGCACGCATTTTATTTAATCTTTCCGCAGCTTTCTTTTTCGTTTCGTCGGAATATTTTCTTGGTGGATTGATTTTAATGTAGGAATAAGGCAAGTGGGCGAAAATAGATCCATCGTTATTTCTGGCAATAATTTTCACATCTTCTGGAAATTCCTTTTCTAATTCCTCGCATCTGTTCTTCCAGGCACTTCCATTCTTGGCAGTAAGCCCTACATAATCTCTTCCGGGAATCCACTCAATTACGCATTCGTTTGTGTTTCCTGACATTCAATCACGCTCCTTATATAAAATCTCCTATGCTCATTTGACTATCTTTTTCAAAAACAAGCATTTCGTTTTTTGCTCTGTTATAAAAATTTCTGTCAATTTCAAATCCGTATGCACTTCTGCCAAGTTCCATGGCGGCTCTCAATGTGCTACCACTTCCACAGCAAGGGTCAATTACCACATCCCCAGGGTCAGTAAATATTTCAATCAGTCGTTTTAGAACTGCTACTGGTTTCTGTGCTGGATGAATTTTCGGAATGTCCTTTCCGTCTTTTTCCCACTGGAACCAGTTAAAAACCATCTTTCCAGTTCCACGAATAGTCTTTCCGTTTTCATCTGTCTGCGCTCCATTTCTGAATTTTGGAAGTTTATCTCTGTAGAATACAAGAGCATATTCTGTAGCGCCTACCACACGCATATTTGCTTTAAGCACCTGTGGACTGTAGTTTTTAATAAACACAAGTGGTATATAGTGAATGAAACCATGTTTCGCCGCCGCATTAATCAGAGTTTGAATCTGTTCAAACGAGCAAAACACTATCATGCATGGTGCATCTGAACTTCTTCCTCTTGCTCCTGCCTTTTTTGGTTCTTTCTTCAACATTTTTGAACAAAAATGGAAGTATTCATACAGATTGAAATTGAAATCGGAATTAAAAGCTGCTTTACCGGCAAGTTTACTTTCTCCGTTCTTGTTGTCTCCATTAATATACCAATCACATCTACTACCATAGAAATTGCTGCCTATACAATATGGTACGTCAGCAATTACGAGTTGCGCTCTTGGAATTGCGTATTTTTTATAGTTCTGCATAGAATCACGATATATTTCACACTTTAATTTCATTTTCAAAAGAAGCCCGGTGCACCCTTACGTCAGCTGAAGGCAAGCTCCTTTCATTTTTTATTTTTTATCTTTTGAATTTAGCCAGTAGAACTACTGGTGTGTTAGAATCAGTGATAGTTTTCTTCATTGAGTAAGTCGTTGAATTTTTCCAACGCCTTAATAGATACTTTGTTATTTGCTTTTTCTGGTCTGATTGATACATTTAAGTGAATATCAATGATGTGTTTTAATTCTCGCGCAAGGGTTATTTTGCCTTGCTGGATTCCATCTCTATATCCTTTTGCCGGACGAAATTCATTGATTTTTTCTTTCCCTTCCCCTTGGCTCCCAGAGGTTTTATTATATCTGCATTGATATCCTTTTTTGGTATACTCTAATATCCAGTATTGTTCCATTTTATCAAGCTGTTCGACAGGATAATGGATAAAATTTATTTTCCACCCAAAAGGATTTTCTTCGCTGTAAAATCCTCTTTTCTTAATTGATAGGTCTATGTGCTGATACCCAGTAAGGTGTGAGCACATCCTCTGAATTATATGTACTGCCTGACCTATATAAAAGTATGAGATTTCGTTTTCATCAGTTCTGGTTAAAAAATATATTCCGCTCCCATCATCAAGCTTTGGATTGATCTTCATGAGTCTTTTTCGATTCGTTGTTTCAATAGCTTTTGCCTGTCTAAGCTTTTTATAATCCACCCAGAATCACTCCTTTTCAATCTGGTCAATGAGTTTTTTGCACTCAGCTTTGACATAAGCAAGTGAGTGAATTTTGCAATCTGGATCTTTATTTAATTCTCGCCAGCAATCTCCCATTATTTTAAGCATTTTTTTGAAGTCTGGTTCTTCTCCGAAATACTGTTCTGCTGTCTCAATATCATAACCATCGAAACAATGAGCACAGTCAAATCCAATCCACCATGTATCATCATCGTCACAATCGTGTAGAAATGGTTCTGAATAAGTAACTCCACCATGGCAGTCAAGATAATCTAAATCATCAACACTTTTCTTTGCCAGCTTATGGCTGTTAGGTATTCCAACGTATCCGCATCTGTATGCTCTCGGCATGAACAGAACTACACACGGATAGCCTTTATACTCGAATTTGGTTTCTAAAACTGGTTTCATTATTTTCTCTCCTTTCTATCCAAATGCAACCTGTCCATTATTCTGCATATAAATCATCGGTGAAGCCTTACGTTCTCCGATTTTCAAATATGAACAATTTGCTTTTACTAGCGCTTCTGCTACAACCGGCACGACACTATTTCCAATTCTTGCTACCTGTTTTGCAATAGGGTAATTTCTCCACTTGTAGTCTCGGTCAATGATGTAATCTTTTGGAAACCCCTGCATCACCTTTAGTTCTTCTGGCTTTAACATTCTGAGAAAAATATCTGATATGATGTATTTCTCTCCATGAATATCAACCAGAACATTTACCAGCCCGAACCTGTCTTTTGTGGTAATGGTTCCAAGCGGCTCATTCAATACCTGTCCACATCCTGTCCCATAATATTTAACCAGAAAAGCGGATATCACGCCAAAATGACCGGGTGAAGTAGTAATCGTATGCAGTGGCTCGTCACATCCTTGACCGATTCCAGTCTTGTAATATTTCGTGATAAAAGCTGTCACAAGTCCATATCTGTTTGACGTATCAATGGTCTTAATCGGCTCTGTCAGTAATTGTCCTCTGGAATCACCTTCTCTAGTTTCTCCATGATACTGAATGATAAACGCCAGTGCATCTTTATTCTTTACAATGTATGGTTCTGTATTATCAACGATATATTTCTTAATTCCATTTGCAATGCGTTTCTGTGTTGCTTCTGCCAGTGGCTTTGAACGGTCAAATATACTTTTGCCTAAATCTGACCAGTCAATGTAATCTCCGCACTGTTCATATGGTTTCAGACCGTCTGTTCCAAAACGATTATGTGTAGGCTTTGGCCATATTATCTGCTTTCCATCCCTACGAAATACCGCATACCAACGTTTTCTTGTAGTCGGCGCTCCATAATCCGCAGCTACGAGTTCTCGGCTATCAAATTCATATCCAATACTTTCCATTGCTGAAATAAATTTTCGGTAATCTT